AGTTTTTGTTTTATTTTTTTTAACATATTAATCCTCCTTTTCACTTAATCGTTGTCTTTCCTTGGCTCTTTCTTGCCATGTATCACCTTTTAATTTTTTACCTTTATATGTTGTAAAAGATTGTGGGCGTGTATCTCCTGCTTTTTCTTTAGCATATACTTCAAGTTGATCACCTTTAGGATATAATATTTCTTTTTTCTTTGAAATAGATTCTAGCTCAGCTGCTCTTTCTGATCTTGTCATACTATCCCAAGATTTACCTTTAGATTTTTGATAAATCTTTTCTTGATATTTCTTTTTTGCTTTTGGATCTAAGTTAGATAATCTAGATTTATCTATCTCCCTCATTTTTTGAAAAGTTTCTTTAATTTTTTTAGCTACTTTAATTCCGCCTTTAACGACACCACCTACATTCATTTTTTGTCTTTTAACTTTGTAAGCTTTACCAAATCCTCTTAATGCTTTTCCATATCCAGCCATATTATTTCCATCCTCTTTTTGCTAACTTAGGTTTACCCTTTACAAGGCCTCCATTTTTTTTGTTTTCTCTATGTCCACATGATTTTTTTGTACCACATCTAAATTTCATTTTTGGTTCATCTGGATCTGGTGCTATTTCCCCTTTTTTCATTAATTCTTTTAAAGTTTTTTTATTTTCCTCTGCAATTTTTCTATTTTCTTCTAAATCGCTATCGTCGTAATCGTTTGCCATCTCGTTAACTTTACCACCATGTCTATAACCTTTTTTTCTCATCGCTATTTTCCTTTTTTTGTATTTATTATATCTGTTGCTTTGATTCCATACACAGCAGCCACTACTGAAATCCAAAGGCCAGTTATCCACCAAGGCATACCCTGTAATTTCTCAAAATACAAGTCTAACTTTTTACCAATGTCTTCATCTTCTGCAAATACAGAATACGCTAATAAAAATAGAGGTGATGATAACGTCAAAAGTATGAACTCATCTTTCCAGTCTCCTTTTTGTGCTTCAAAGACTTTACCAGAATATTCAATCTCACCACGTTTCATTTTTTCAGCATGCATTAATGCTGCTTCTGACATTGCAATTTCAGATTTCTTTTTGTTAGAATAGATTTCTACTGCGGCCTTTACTCCAGAGCCTATTAAACTCCATGGAAACATAACTTAGTACCAAGTAGCAGTCTGTTTTCTAGCTTTACCAGTTCCTTTAACAGTAACTTTTTGAGATTCATTTGGTTTTGTCATCTCAACAGGCACAACATGCCCACAAGTTCCTACTTTAGAATCTTTTTTAGCTTTTGATTTATATTTTTTCATTATTTTTTCCTTTTTTTACTCATTTTAGCTTCAGATAAAGCAATTGCAATAGCTTGTTTTGGATTTTTCACAATTTTTCCTGATTTTCCACTGTGAAGTTTGCCTTTTTTAAACTCTCGCATCACTTTTCCTACTTTTTTCTGTCCTTTACTCATTTTTTTCATCGTCCTGGTTCCCTGTTTTTAAGTTGCGCCGATAAAATTGTTTTTTCTATCGACGTATTAGCTCTTAAATTTGCTAATTCTTCATTTTGCTCTAGTTTTTGTTGCGTAGTCATTTGATTCATCATTGTTTTCATTTTATCAATATTGTTTCTATCTTCATCTGCTTGTTTTTTACGTTCATTTTCTTGTGCTTGTAGATCTAACTCTCTTGCTCGTAACATTGCAATAGGATCATTACCAAATTGAGAAGTAATTTTTTGTTCTTCCTTCATAAATTCTTCCATCATCTCAGCAATCAATACTGCTTTTCTAGATTCTATTTTCTCAGATAACATTCTAGTCTGAATTTGCATTTGTTGCATCATCTGTTGAGCCATTTGTGGATTTTGTTGCATTTGTGGATTAGCCATTTGTTGTTGCATCATTTGTAATTGTTGCATTTCATTTCTAAATTCTATTTCCACTTGTTCTTGAGCCATTAAAGAAATGTGCTCAAAACAATTTTTTTCTAATGCAGCCATAATCATAGGAGCATTTCGTGCCATATTCGTTGCCATAAAATTTAAATGTGCAGTCATATGTGCTCTATGATCTTGTCCAGGGAATGCTTGGAACGGTGTCCCAGCAAGAGCATCAATATGCTCTAATGCTGGGTCCTTTGGTTGTGGGGGTTGTGGACGAATTAATATTTTATCAATATCTTTAACACCTAATGCTTCATACATGTTTCGGTATACTTCATATTGATTATGAATGGCAGGATTGGATGCTGCCAATTGCAATTCTGTTTGCGCAAGGGAAATACGCTGTGTTTGAGAGAAAATATTTGGATCTGCAACTGGCAGTATATCTACACGATCATCAAAGTCAGATTGTTTAATATTTTTTTCTGCTCCTACTACGTCGTATGGATATTCTTGGGGTAGATATAATTTAAATACTCTAGCTAATAATTTGAATTCGTTTTTCAATGCTGCATAAATTCTTTTATGAATTGCAGACATAGTTCTTGATCCTCTCTCCAACAGCGCTACGGTCGTTCCCACTGCCGCTTGTTGGTTCCCGTCACCTACTTGCATGTCCGCTATTGAAGCAAAGCGTTGACCTGCTGTTACAACGACCCCCATTAATTGTAATAAGGTTTGAGAAGGCTCTTTAAATGGAAGCATCATAAATGAATCTCTGATATTTCCACCAGGTGCATCTACATCTCTAAATTCTCCTGGTTGTATTGCTTGAGCATCATCTCGAATTCGTATTCCTCGTTGTTTGAATCCTGCGGGTAAATTGGATAACGTTCCTGCATCTAATAATTGTCGTAATGCAGATGTAGCAGTTCTGGATAAACCACCAATCATGTGAATTAAACCAAAACCATAAAAACCTAGTCCTGGTAAAAATTTGAAATGAACAAAATATTGTATTTTCTTTTTTAATGGATCACCTATTTCATAGTTTCTTTTAATTGATAAAATTTCTCTAGAGTTTTCTTCAATTGTAACAATGTAAGGAAGTTTAATTCCCGTTGGATCACCATCTTCAGTATTCACATCTTCAAAACCATCTAAGTCTAAATTGACATGGAATTCTAATAAAGTAAAAATGTCATCGTAATTTGTTTTAGAGATACCTTCTAATTCTCTTTCCTTTTTTTGAATATCTGTTTCTTTGTCATCCCCAGGTTGTAGTTCTATATCTCTATAAAATCCTGCAACTTGTTGTTTACGTAATTCATTTTCAGAAATTTTTATAGTGTGTACAATTGCTTCTGCATCATCTAATGAATTAGCAGAATAAGGAACCACTAAATCATCTGCTGGTACAAATTTAGAAACCGCTCTTCCTTCTATTTCATCATAGTACACTTTTTTAAAAGAAGAACCAGCTAATGGTAAATGAAATAACATGGTATCAAATTCTGGTTCATATTCTTTCATTTGATCCATCAATTGATAGTTCATAAAATCTTTTACACGTTTTGCTTGTTGTTCTTTTTCTGTGGTTGGATTTCCTAAAATTTGTGTTCGTACCGGTCCATCCGCAGGTAATAATTCTTTGTACGCCAAAGCTTGAAACTGAGTCACGGCTTCTGCTAACACAGGGTGGGTTGCACCTGACGCACCTTGAAATGGTTCTGTACGTTGTTCGTACTTAAACCCTAGCAAGTCTAGTCCTTGTTTGTATGCTGTCTCCCAATCTTTTCTGGAATTTTTATAATCTTGATAATTTTGATAAAGTTCTGATCCTAATCTTCCTAAAATATCTTCTGGAATAAAATCGGCTAAATTAGCGTAATGATTTTCAGAACCTTCTACAGAAGCAATCGCTGGATCAAATTCTAAATCTACACTGCCATCTTCGTTTTCTTTAATATCAACAGGAGGTCCTTTTTCGGTAACCTCTTCTTGTTCTTCTAATTGTGCTTCCACAATTTCATCTTCTGCCGGGACGGTAATTGTTTCTTTAACGTTTGGTAGTGATTTGTCTATATCTGCCATTTATTTTCTCCAATCGTACTGTTTTAACAGTATTATAATTAATATTCAAGCCTTGTGGCTGCGGACCAGATTTTGGTGGTACGGTAGTAGTTAAACGTTTTTTATTATTCAGGGACATATTCATAAGATTCAAAACCAGAGGTAGGAGTCTTATCTTTTCTAGACTCTGCTACTTTTTCTCGTTTAGCTTCTAGCTTTTCAAAAAAAGCATCTCTTGCATCTAATGCTTTTTGTGTATCTTTATCAATAATAGTCTCTATTCCTCTTAATCGATCTCTATGCCTTGTTCCACTTTTGGCTGCGTACTGTAGTAATAAATCCCTGTCTTTTTTATTTACAGAGCTTAACATATCTATTTCATCTTTAATGGTTGTTCCCAATCCTAAAGTTGGAACATTTAATAAAATTTCTTTTGGAGAATATCCTAAACCATAATCTAATGGTGCTCCTATTACTGCACCTATTCCAGTCTCTGCTGCTATAAATTTTGTTAAAGGTGATTTTGCAATCTGTGTTGCATACTTACTTACATTTTTAATTAATTTCTTTTTCCCTGTTTGTAATCCTTTTAATGCATCGTCTGCCA